CCGCAAGCACGGTTTGATGAGGGAGGGCAGGGTAAAACCTGCTCTCTACTCTACCTGGAGCGCGGCGATGCGCATGCGGGCCGCCTCGATTTTCTGGTCGCCGTCGTACTGGTTACCCATGTTGGCGGAGATGGCGGCAAGCTGGTTCTGGATGTCCTGGTTGTTGTGGGTAAGGTATTCCTGCTTCGTCGTCAGCCCGGCCGCGTCCCGCTCCCACTGTCTCATGGGGCGGAAACCGGCAATATTAGGCGTAACAGGTGCATTGTTTGATGCTGTCACAGTCTGCGGCCTAACATTACCTGTCGTGTTCGCCCAAGCAGCCATTTTCTCGACATTTGATAGTGGTCTGGCAATGCCTTGTGGTTGTGTACTGGTTTGCTGAATATTTGATTGTCCGCTATCGTAAACCATCCCCAGCCGGTCCGCTGCCGCCAACTGGGCGTTGCGCTCGTTGGCGCTTCCCGGAGACCAGTCCACGTCACGGGAGGGATGATAGCCGGCCGCGTTGCCGAGTAGTATGGTCTGACCATCGGGCGCCGTGGCGATACCATCGGTGCGTCTGGAGGCGAGCGGGTCCTGACGAGTACCGATGTCCTGGTAGTTGACTTTCTTGCCACCTACTATGGCAAATCCGGTTCCATCGCCGCCGGCAATGCCCACCGGCTTGATCGGCGTGGGTACCCGTCCGGTACTGGTGCGACTGAGATCATTCGGGCCGAGTCCCAGGTTTTCGTAGCGAAGAGGGGCATCTATGGGAGCTACCGGTGCACCGGCAATAGGAAGAGACGCCGATGCCCTCGGCGGAAGTTGCTGACGAACTTCCTGGCCTGCAGATGAGTCGGCCTGTCGCTGCATTTCGCCGCGCACTAAGTCGGTGAGTTCGCGGTACGTGGTTTGTTTGCCTCCCCACATCTGTTCCAAGCCAGGAATGTAACGACCGGTACGACCTGACCACCTGCGGTACAATTCTCCGGCAATGCCGCCACCGGGGAGAACCGGTTGAGCACCACCGCGACCACCGAAGATCACGGAGTTGCCGGGCGTAGCGATGGGCATCACTTCCGGTTGCTGCGGTCCGACGAACCGACGACTGCCGGAGCCGATCCGCGCCCTCACGTCGGCATCGATGTTTTCCAGCGGCTCCCTGGGACTGTAGCTGATCTGAGCCACCGGCTTTGTCGGCCGGGCCGGGGAAACAGTGGCGCCTGACGACCCCATGGTGAATCCTCGGGCTGGATTAGTGGCTGGCGGAGCGGCGGGAGTCGAGGCGATCGGCGCAGTCCCCGTGCGGAGTGACGGCAGCCTGCGCGGATTAACCGGCACCTGGGCCGCGTTCTGTGCTCCCGTGGCGATTCCGGGCCGGGAAATGCCGGAGGGAGCCCCCACCGGCTGTCCGCTACCGGTGTAGGGTATCCGGCCTGCAGATACATTCGGTGGCATGCCGTAGTTTTCCTGTAGCGTCATCGGCCGCTGCGGCGTCGCAATTCCTCTTTCATCAATATATAAAGTTCCCATGGCGCCTCCCCCCGATTCTGTCGTCAATAATTGTCGACAGAATACCGAAAGATAATCTGTTATGCAACTACCCTCACCCACAATAAGAGTTGGCGACCTATTCGCCACACCACAGCTTCGTCTTTTTGTTGACAGCATTTTAGCGTATTGTTAACTTTATGTGTATGTACAGCATCGAATACAGCAAAGACGCCCTGAAGTCATTGAAATCCATGCCTGCCAATACCAGGCGGTTGCTCATCTCCAAAATAGAGGAGCTTGCAGCTGATCCGTTTGCTGTCAACAACAACATCAAGAAGCTGGAAGGCCGTCCGGGCTACCGCCTGAGAGTCGATAATTGGCGAATTATCTACGAAATTCAGGGTGGTTCCATTATTCTATACGTAGTTGCCATAGGTTCCAGAGGAGGAGTGTACCAATGACTAGAGTGCAGATTATCGAACAGAACGGAACGCCTGTGTTTGCCGTTGTTCCCATCGACATATGGGAAAAACTGCGCGAGTCGGTCGAAGACATTGAAGACGTGGCGCTGTACGACAAAGCCAAGGCCAATGACAGCGGTTTTCGCATACCTCACGAAATCGTAACCCGGACCCTTGTCGAAGGAGAAAACGCCGTCAAGGTCTGGCGCGAATATCGCGGGCTCACCCTTGAACTGCTGGCATCTTCCGCCAATATCAGCAAAGCCTATCTCTCCCAAATCGAAAACGGCAAACGTCATGGAACCCTGCGCGTCATGAAGTTACTAGCGAAAAGTCTCGACGTTCCGCTCGACATCCTGGTCGAAGACAGCCAACTGAAAAGCGCGGCTTGACACGGTCGCGCAACTACTAAGAACTCTTCTGGTTGTACACCCCGATCACGTTGTTGGTGGTGGCCTGGATCAACCCCTGCGTGGTGTTGGCGTAGGCGATGGCAGCGTTGAGCTGGCGGCCGGTGGCGTTGCTGATGTTCGAGATACTCCCGTTGAACCGCCCCAGGTTCTGCTGAATGTCCAGCTGGTACTTCTCCAGCTGTAGCCGGCCAGCAACGGAGGAGATGTCGGCGTTGGCCTTGTAAGCCTCGGCCCGCGTCATGACCGCTTTGGTATTGGCATCCAGCTTCTCCAGCTCGACCTGGACCTGGGTGCGGTACTTCTCCAGTACCGCTGACACGAGCGCTGTGTATATCTCGCGCTGGATGGTGGAGTGCTTGTAGGCGAAGTCCATGTGCAGCTGCTCGATGCCGATACCCTTCTCGATGGAAAACTGGAAGTTCTGTCGTGCCCACTCCTCGCACAGCTTGGTGATCTCCCTACTCTGGTTCTCCAGGTCCATCTGGTGCTTCTGCATCAGATCCAGGATGGCGGCGTTGGTTTGTCCGTTTGCGTACTTGAAGCCTCTACCACTGGTCTGGGCCTTGATGATGTCGATGGAATCGGCCAGGGTCTTCTGCTTTCGTTCCCGGTCCTGATCGAAGATGGCGTCCTGCATGGCAACGGTGGGTAGTCCCCCCGACTCTGCGGAGGACATAATCATGGCCAGTAGACTGTCCAGGTGGGTATCCTGCCAGACGTGACGCTTGTACCTCTCTATCTCGTCCGCCGTTGGCGCCGTTGGGAACTGGTCGGGAACGATGTCCTGCACGCCGGCCATGATCTCCTTCACGGTGGGCAGTGCCGACACGTCGATGTAGGTCAGGTTGGGAGTATCGAAGGCCGTAGTGGCCTGGGTGTATAGCGCTGACGCCCAGCTCATCGCCTGGTTCTCCAACTGAGACATAGCGCTGAACGCCTTTTCCCGCACCTGTCCCAGCACGCCGAAATTGCTGGTCCACATATCTGATATTGACATAGCCATGATTATTACCCTCTCTCTTGTGTCGCGAGAAAATAGGAAGCGCCGTAGACCGGCAGGAACGTCATGAAATCCCCCAGCCAGGCACAGAGCAGAACAGATACCCAGAAGCCCAGGCACAGGCGGCACTCGATGGGATGAGGGTGCCCGGTGGGTTGCAGCCATGGAGTGCCCGCGATGATGGCCTTGCGCGATCGTGCGAACAGTGACGACGATGTAACCACACAGGTCACGATGTAAACCGCAAACACCTCAAGGAAAAACCTTGTACCAAAGCCCATTATCAAGTTCCTTCCACCCATCTCCGAGTCTGGCCAGCGCCCTGGAATTGTTTTCAGCCAGGATGATGCCACTGACTGGTGGCGTGTTCAGCCTGCGTTTCACCGCAACCAACTGTGATATGTCGCGGCTTTCGGTAATCTCGACGTAGACCTGCCAGACTGGACCGTTAAAGCCGCGCAACCGCCACGGGTGGTATATTATCACAGCATTCGCCTTATACATATGACACCGGATTGAGAACCACCTAGATTTATAGTACCAAGTGTGGTCCAGGGTGTGGTTGTGTCAGAACAATAACTAAAAACACTACGTCTTTGCCTAATTGATGATGTGCGCCTTCCGAGTCCTGAAAATTCAACACTCTTTGAACTGGTGAAAGTTGTAACAACACCTTTCGAACTTATCAATGCACCATCTTGGATGAATATACCGCCTCCAGACGCATTTGTACCACCAACAGAACCTCCGTTTTGCTGTCCCATTATATCGGCGTAGAACGTGTTAATGCCATTCGAGTTTGGATTAAGTGTTGCCCAATTATCATGCGCGGTTGCTGACACATTACCATGTAAAACAACCTCATATACTCCTTCTTCCGAGCATATGTGTAGTGGAACTGTTGTTGTATTCTGATAATGGATTTTAGCTGTCTCTCCAACCCTGAGAAGATAATCTTCCGCCGCATTGGTCAGATCAATGACTCTTGACGGATCTACGGCTTTGAGTCCTGCTCCCGGAAATATCCCCTGATTCATCTCACAGATCTCCCGCGCGATCCACGTTTACAACAAACGATTCAGCATTGTTGGTTGACGCGCACAAACTCCAGCCTGACGCCAGGATCAATGCCAAATCCTTGAACCTGGCGCTCCACACTGCTACGGATGTCGAGGGAGTAGTAGCGGTAACAAGGATTTCCCTCCAGAGGAAGTACGTCGCCCCGCTGTATTTCCATAACCTAATAACACCGGCCGTTACCGTACCAACAGCATTGATCGAGATGTCGTCAATCCGAGACCCGGCCGATCCTGCGGCCATCACAGCGGTAATCGTTCCAGTGCCGTCCCGGTTGGTATTGGCCGTGTTAATGGTGACCGCCGCTGTCCTCGGTGTTGCAGCGTATGCGCAGGCTGTTGCCATTTAAACCACCCCCATGATCTGCAAAATGTAATCCGGACATCCGCTGGAGCTGCTGCCGTCAGCCCCTTTGATACAACCGCGAGGAACCCACGCCCCTGATGATTTCTCGTAGATGTAATATGTCGCCTCATCCAGGTAGAAATCGCCATCAACTCCCAGGCCACTGGATGGCACCCCTGACCCGAAACGCCAGGTCGCGCCGTCTGTTCCGTTGATGTTGACTATCAACGACCAGGCGCCATCCTCCTTCTGGTACACGTCACCCGTAGTAGTATTCAGATAAAAATCATCATTATTACCCGTTCCGGCATTCGGCTCATCAGCCCCTGACAGCCATTTATTCGCTACTGCCATCGTCACCGGCCAGCGACAGAAAACACCGTCCTGATACCCGATGATATAACCGGTTCCGTTTACGTCAGCAACGTATTGCGCATCCGTGATTTTAGGCACTCAATCCCTCCAGTGATATCCCGTTGCCGCTCTCGTCTGTGATCACTTCTCCGCTTTCATTTCTGAGCCAGTAATCGGTCGCCAGCGAAATCGATGGTGATACTCCTGATCCTCCGGTTGTGATGTCGACACTGTCCGTATCTGACGACCATGGATTCGTGGTGGTGTCCAGATTTCCGGCGTCGGTGGTTGTTGTGCTACTGTTCGCCGCGGAGGAACTGAACCACTCCTTACTGACCCAGGTGCTCATAGTGGCACCACTGGATGCAATGCGGTATACGGCCCCTGCATGGAGACTCCGGCCTTGGTGATGGCCGTGAACAGGTTCCCCATTCTCGCTTCGTTGTAGACCACTCCCTTACTTTCTGCGTGTTCACCGAACTGGAGGATGCAGGAGGCGATGAAATTCTCTTTGCTGTCCAGTGCGAACGAGCCGAACGGCAATGGGTACTCCGTAGGGTCTGGCGGCGTCCAGGTTGTTGTTCCAGATAAATCCCCACCGGACCTTATAACCCCGTACCGTTCGTCCGCCACAGTTCGCCAGAGTGGGTCAGTTGGCATACTCCGACACCAGTAAGGGTAGAAGTAGTCTTTACCGCCATCATCACTTGGTAAACTTGACTCAACGAATCCTCCGAGAATAGCGTTGTAGTCATAAAAGCCGTAAGATATAACATCATTGTCTAACGGTATCGCTTGCTTTGGAACTAAGGGGAAACAGAGTATGCAAGCAACGTCTTGCGTGTCTGGTGCGTAAGTACGTTCGATAGTGTTTCCATACAACCCCCAGGTTGCACCTCCTCCGTCATGAACTGGGAAGGGGTTGTATGAATATGTCACTTCAGCTAACACAGACTCAACACCATCTTTCATCATTACAAAGCGTTCAGTGCCTGATGTTACAACTGACGTTGGTATTATGACTTTGTGAAATAGTTCTGGACCGAATTTCATTCGGAAGCCAGCGACTTTGTCTGACGTTATAGAAAATTTCAATTCCTCAACAACACTCTTCCACACGTAGATACCGCGTTGCCTGTCCCAGTACCAGGGAACATTTACCTCTCGTTTACAATGTTCGTTCACTGAGCAGGTCGGGGTTGCACCAGACGCATTATCGCACAACCAGTTTGACCCGCCTGTGTAACACCCTCTTAGAACATACCCTGGTGTGATTGAACGATCCCAGCCGTGAGACACCGAGAACGAACGAGAGGTCTTCTGGTAAAAACCCAGTACATCATCGCTCGTAGCGGCTCTTGTGTAAGTGTGCCCATACGATTTAGACTCGTCGTAAGCACCAACCTCGATACCACCGTCTTTACAATCTATGTACTCGTCGCAGTCGCACGCCATTATAACACCTTACCGCCACCACAACTTCCACATTTAGAGGTCGCTGGAATAGGTTTGATTACTTGTTGAGTAGCGGATGGAATACTCCCCTGGATAAAAAGTAAATACGCATCCTTGTAAATTTTGAGTTTTTCCAAGAACATGATCCCAGTGATGTTCCCCACGTAGTTGTAGTATTCGGTTGTGGTCATCGCAGTAACATTTAAGCTATCGCACAGTGTGACATACTCGTTATAGTCCCATATGTTACTCAACCTATCGAGGTAGTCTGAAAATATCACAAGCACCTCCATTCAAATACTTGACTACGCACCATAGCTTCATACGCTACGTAGCCTGTTATTCTTTTTCGGTACGGTTCTGTGTATTGAGTACAGGAACTGTCGTAGTTGCATTGCGCTCTGGTGACATCTCCATTTGTACCGCACGGTTCTGGGGCTATCCAAGGGTCCATGTACGAACCTATTACACAACTGGCATTACAGTAGTTTTGATAGACGTATATAACTCTATTTCGAGTAAACTCAGTAACATCATTTGCTGTTAAATTCGAGTCTGTGGTTTCCAAATGACCAGAATAGCAAGTTTCATTTACCATAGACCAGTCATTATAAACAGCTCCACCCATAGATGTTATGTTGCTACTTACAGAAACCCATGTACCTTGCAGTTTGAAGGCTTTTGTTAAAGAAGACCCGCACGAATCGGTTACTGTTATGTTGGCTACAGCTTTTGTACCAGAACTGCAATTTATTGCTGTAACCTGACTCCCGGTGAATGTTAGATTATCTGCTGTATACGTGTATGGTGCTTTACCGCCAACAACAGCTATTGTACTGCCAACGACTAACGGGTTTGGTGCGGTTATATCTGTAACAGGTGTGAAGTCTGAATTGTGAACGTCTTTTATGCCAGTTCTACCGCATTCGTCGGTTACTGAAATGACGGCAGTTCCGCATGTAAGTCCTTCCAGGCTTGTTATTTTTCCGCTCGATTCATCAATCACACCTTTTGATATGGCCCAAGTTAAGGAACCTATGGCGTTGCTAGCTGTGTATGTGTTACCAGCAGCAAGATGTTCGTCGCCGTTTATGTTAATGGTTGTTTCAGACGGGTTGAACTCTAACGTCCCTGTTATGTTCTGTGGGTGTACAGTCATGGATGCGATAAAAGATGTTTCGCAGTTGTCCAGTAGTAACAATGCGCATAAGTCTTTAGCACAATACACACCTGACCACGTTACGGAACAGTATGTGCCATTTACGCTTGCTTTAAGAGTTACTATCTTTTTATCACCAGCGTCAACATTACACACCATTCCGACAGAGTAGTCTATCTCAACGGAAACTGTCGTAGCTGGACCACCTCTGTAAATTGGGACAACAGCAGTGTTGTAACTCTGTGAGCTATCTCCGCTGAACCCAAACGCTGCTGAATCCGTAAACGACGAATACACAAGGTTTCCAGTGGTGTCCAAAGCTGGCCAACAGTACCCAGCTCCGTTGAATGCGTAGCTGCTGTTATAACCGCCCGCTCCGGTGATGGTCCTGGTCCCCGCCGGGTTATCCGGCATCCGATTGCCAGCCCGGGAAACGCTGCTCACGGCGCCATCGATGCGGTAGATTGTCCCGTTGTAGACGAACACCTTGCCGTCGGCAGCGATGAACGCCGGCACCCTGGCCCGCCCCGGGGTGGCAAACTCGTTCAGCAGATTCCACGTCGTCCCCTCGTCGTTGCTGCGCCAGACCTGGAGCACGAAAGAACCGGCCCCTTTGCGGGTTACGCAGATCGCCACCAGCCAGGTCGCGCCGGCCGCGTCAATGGAGTAGCATGCTCCCACCACCAGGGTGGCCACCTCGTTGTCGGAGAACCATTGCGGTCCATGGCAGAACCTGGTGCCATCTCGGCCATCCCGATAGATGAAGCATCCGAACACAGTGTAATAGGACTTTCCCCTGGATATGGATTCCACCTGTGATAGCCCCGGTATGTTGTAGGCGCCGGAAATACTGAACTGAATAGACGGCGGCCCCCTCCAGGAGAGCACCGGTGGATTGTCCCCCAGTCCCTGCCACCAGATATTGCCGTAGTTCTCCGAGTCCTTCCCGGCCCACTCCACCTCAAGCTCTTCGTTGTCGATGGTGATCAGGAACGTGCCCCGGTCGTCATCCACGAGCGGGTAACCGAAGCGCGTGGCCAACTCGGCAAACTCACCGTCGGTCTGGCGCCATCCCCCGCCGTTGATCCCGGGGAGGGTATACAGGTTCATCTCGTTGTCGTAGTAGGGGAGTTTTGCAACCGTGCCCGACCGGGGGTGCATGGCGAAATCCCCCTGGGAGAGGGTGATCAGGGTGGCGTGATCGAGGGTATACTTGCAGATGACCAGCAACCGGCCATCCCGAAATGCCTTTGCACCCGGTCTGCCGGTCTGGCGAGCCAGCTTCAGACAGTCGTGTCCGAACCAGACGTAGCCTGATGCCGCCTCACTGGTGGGCTGGATGTTCATTACCTGACCCTCTGGGAGATAACCGGGGAAACTTCGACGGACTGGAGGTTGAAACCGGTTCCGGAAATGATGAACTGCCAGTCACTCCCTTTCAGCCCCTTTGCCAGCTTTAGCCGGTGGCGATGCACCCCTTGGCGGTTGTCGGCCCAAAGGGTATAGCTGCGCCGTTTCTGCTCGTCGGTGAGAGTGGTAACGGTCAGGTCGGAATTCAGACGGCCGTGGATATACAGGTCGTGAACGTACTTTGCCCGGTCGCTCCCCAGTTGGCTCACAGGGGTCACCACATGGCCGGTGATCTCGCTCTGGCTGCCGTCCAGGGCGCCGGTGTAGCGGGAATGTCCTCCGGTGGCCAGGTTGACGCACCAGGCGGTGGTATCGTCGGAAACCGGATCGACACTGGGGGACGGTTCGACAACTTGGCCGTAGCAGTGTTCCCTGAAACTGGTTGACTCACGCCCCGTGCCGCTGATGGGAGAGAAGCCGTGCACTGCTTCGGAGAATGACAGCGATTCACGGCTCCGTCCCCAGAGTGGACCCGTGGATTTCTCGCCGAAGCGGATCCGCTCGGCCGCGGTTCCCTGGATCGTCAGGCTACCCCGGCAATGTTCTGAGAACGACAGGGACTCCGTAGACGTGCCATGGTTGGAGACCATCCCGGAGGACGATTCGGAAAAGGAAATCGCTTCCGTGGATCTCCCCACAACCACGACGGTGCCCAGGGCGTATTCGCTGAACGATAGTGTTTCGGCCATAGTTCACCTCGTGAGGAGTGAAGGGCCGGGAGCGAGGCCACACACAGCTTGCGCCTCACTCCCGACTCCTCACCGGTTTTAGACCGTGAACGTGGCGCCGGTAGCTTCCACCGGCGTTCCGGCAGTGATCAGGGTGGAGCCCAGTTCCATGTCTCCACCGCCGCCGGTCGAGGTGATGGTCCCCTGCTTGCGCAGGAAGGCGGTGGATGCGATGCCGGTGTCTGCCACGGAGTACACGTCCCGGTACCAGGTGGCGGTGCCGCCGACGTCGGCCGATGTATCCTTCCAGGTCTGGGAACTCGTCAGCACTCCGGCGACGGAGCGGGCGTCGTAGTCACAGCAGTTCACGGCATTCACCCCCAGGGTGGTGCCGTTGTTGCCGTCGGGCAGGCCTGATGAAGCCACGGTGGCGGTTACCGAGTCGGTCACGGCGGCGGTGCAGACCAGAGCGTTGAGGGATGCCCCGGACCCCACCGGTCCGATGACGGAGAGTACGGCGCCCGAAGATGATGCGGTGAATCCCGCGAACGGCTTGATGGTGGTGGCGTTGATGGCTGCTGCCAGGGCAGCGGCCGTGGTGGCGGCATCGGTGACCGAGGTGACGGCGGTATGGATCGGCGCCCCACCCATCTTGATGGTGACCGTGCCCCCCATGCTGCCGCCGATGGTGATGACCCATACGGGCCTGGTCTCGAAGACGGCATCTCCGCCGTCCTTGGTCAGGGTGGCCAGGAGTGTGCCGTTGATGGCCGAGTCGGCAGTGGCCGGAATGGTGCCGGCGTAGATCAGGCGCTTGAAGTTGCCGATGGCCGAGCGGACGTCCTGACCACTGGCGATCAGGTTGGCGAGTTTGGTTGAAAGTTGCAGGCTCATGGTGGTGTGGCTCCTTTAAAGTCCGTAATTCTCTATGACAAGGCCCAGCGGATTATGGGCCGGGGTGACGTTGGAGGTGGTGAAGAGATAGTGGGCCTGGCCGCCCTGCTCGCGCACCATGGCGGAACCAAACAGGCCGTACTCGTAGGAGACCTTCCCCTGAGAGAGGTTGACGATCTGCCCGCCTGGGCCGCCCACGATCACCCCCCGGTGGGAGGCGAAGATGCAGCAGTTGCCCATCATCTGGGCTACGGGCACCAGCTCCCCGCGAACGTGGCAACCGGTGCCTGCGATGACCCCATAGGGGAGGGTCCATTGATCGGTGAACCCCTCCCCCTGGGGGTCGGTCCCGGCCAGGAAATGCAGCTCCGTGGTGGAGCCTATATATAAACCGCCGTCAACCCGGCGGATCATGGTGATCATGTCGTCCAGGGAGATGACGATGCTGAATCTCTCGTCCTCGTCATCCTCCATGGCCCGGGAGCAGTAGACCGTGTTGCCCACGGCCCAGTAAGCGCGGCTCCCCATGATCTCGGTCAACGGCTGGGCCGTAAGACCGGAAACCAGCGCGTCACGCACGCAGACGCCGCCCCGGTTGTCGGTATCTACGTTCACCAGGTCGACGCACTCCCCCTTGGCTGGATCCAGATCGGCCGGGTCGGTGACGTTGTTCATTCCGATACAACGAAAGATGGTGGACTTAGTCATTGTCATCCACTCAGAAGAACTGCGTCCTGCGGATGTTCGGAAGTGGTTCGCTGTTTTCTTTCAGCACACGGCCGATGTGCCCGCCGGGATCCTGCTCGTCATTCCCCTGGAAAAGCACAAGGTGATGACGCGCCTTATCCGGGTTGTACATTTCCGAATCCTGCGCCGAAAAGGCCCTGTAGAGCATGTAATCCTTGAGCATGTGATGATACTCGGGATTTATCTCCGGAACGGCATTGTCGCTATCCAGCGGCAAAAGCGGCATACGCCGCACGGTGAGGCGCAGGGTGCCCGTATCAACAACGGCACGATTGAGCGAAAGATAGCCTTTCGAATAGTCCAAAAGGTATGCGTCAGGCGATCCGGTATCATCCTCCCAGGCTGGCTGCAGACGTGTCACCTCATCAAGGGAAGTGAGCCTGAGCGGATAGCTGCCCCAGGATGGCTTTACCCGTTCGATTGAGAGAATCAGCGGACTAAGCGCTATGTGTTGATCTTCGGGATTCAGAGTCAGCAGACAGACTGATGGAGTGAGTGAATCACGAATCAGCTTGCTCAGGCGGCAGAAGACATCCACTGCATCCTGGGCGTATTCATTCAGGTCGCTCTCGGTCCAATAACGGTCGGAGTCAGACTCCCCCTCTTCGGCTCGAAGCCATCTTCGCACCGAATCTTTTAATTCACCGCGCGTCATCGTCGCCCCCTACTTCTTCTTCAGTCTGGATTCGCGCTCGTTCAGCTCTACTGCACTCTCGTTCAGGGCCTCCTCGCGAATACTGAGCGAGTCGGCCTTTGAACCGAGTTCCGCCGCGCGATCATCCAACGTTGATTCACGCAGGTGTAGGACAATCTCCCTCTCATTCAGCTCACTCTCCCTGACGATCAGCCCCGCCTCGCGTTCGTTCAATGCCTCCTCGCGACGCATCAAAGCCGTTTCCCGCTCCACCAGCGTGATCTCAGCCTCCCTGTCCGGCATTGCCGGGATGTCTGTCTGTTTGTCTTCGAGTTCGGCGGCTGCGCCTTTGTACGCACTGAAATCACCCTCAAGACTCAATAAATGGTGCTGGTGAGAGGTGGAAAGCACCTGTGCGACCTTGGAATCATTATCTCCACCGGTCAGTTCCGGGCGGGGCTTGAACTCGTAGTGAAACCGCTCCAGATTGACATGAGTACTCCCCTCTCGTTGGATGTGGCATTGAATCAGCACAATGGTCCTCCTGGACTATGGGCGGGGGACTCTCCCCCGCCGAAGATTTCGAGTTGCGATCAGCTCCGCTGCCGGTAGGCGACAACAGCGCCGATCTTGGCGGCCGAGGCTGCCTTGCCGTCTGCCGAGGTGGTAATCTCGATTGCCAGCACCTTGTCGCTGGAGAGCGGGCCGGCGGTGAACATCGTGGTGGCGGCGGGAACCGCCAAGGTTCCGCCACCCTGTCCCAGGGTACTGCCCGAGACAAAGACCGTATCCAGCGCCGCGTCACCGTCATCGCGCAGCCCCGCAGCAAAGACCAGGGCCGGAGTCGCGTCGTCGTCCAGGTCCTCGCTGAAAAGCTTCAGGTCCAGAACGTCGGAGCCTTCGGGGATGAGGGCCAGGTTGAGCAGATCACCATCGGCCAATACCGTGTTGGCGGGAATACTGACGGTGGCTTTGAGAATGATCGGGCCGGAGCCGTCCGGCGTGATAGCCGGCTTTCCGGCGCCGAAGATGTCAGAATTGAATGTTGCCATGGACTACCTCCTCTTCTTTCAAAGCAAAGGGTTGCCCCGCCTGACGTGAATCAGGCGGGCGGGAATCAGGGCTTCTTGGCAGCGGTATCGATCGCCATCACGCCAAAGTCCTTGCCGTTGAAGGTGCATTTTTTGATGCCGACAATGGTACTTGTGGTGATAACCAGTTCGTTGCCGCGATCTGCGGTTTCCTCGTTCCAGCTGTAACGCATTTTGGTGCCGGGAGAGCCGAAGGCGCAGGTTCCGGCCTGAATCCCCAGGAACAGGGCACGGGCCGCCTCAACATTGCCGCCTGAGCCGTAATCGGTGAAACGGATCACGTTGGCATGCTTGTGCAGAATGGTGTTGTTGTATTCCCCCAGCCCCCCCTTGTAGATGTTGGTATTTCGACCCTCGGCGGCAGAAATAGCCTTCTGCAGGTCGAGCCACTGGCCGGTGCTGGTATTGGTGCGCAGATCGTATTCCTGCCAGGGGTTCATGACGCAGACGTACTTCGGCTCGCTTCCCTCGATCTGGGACGGCTGAATCTGCGGCACTCCCTGTGTTCCGCCTCCCATCATCGTTGCATAGGCAACAGCCTTGTCGATCTCCGACAGCGTCATCTTGTCGGTCTCCAGGAGGGTGGCCTTGGCCTTGCCGTTTGCCACGATCAGGTGCTCTGAATCCGGAGCCGAGATCGGGTTATGGGCAAACCCGGTATAATCAATTGGGTAGATGAACTCGGTGTTGGCGCCGCGGGCGCCGGAGATGTACATAAAGAACAGCTCGTCAAACACCCTGGCCCACCAGTCGGCTTGCCGTACCCGTGATATCTCGCGCAGGTTGTACAACGTGCGCTTGCGGGTCATCTTGCCACCGGTGTTGACCCCGCCGCGCAGCTGGTCGATATAGACCTCGTCCGTGTAGAACTGAAGCTTCTCCTCTTTTCCCTCCAGCTTGGCATCGCCCTCGACCGGCTGCATCTTGAGCTGCATGGAGAGATCGTAGGTGATCTTATCGCCGGCATCGTTCTCCAACTCCATCAGTTGGTGAATGGGGGCGGTCGGCACCTCTCCCGCGGACATGAACTTGCGTGTCCAATAGCCTTTACGTCCGACATCCCCCGCGAGACAGCCGGAATACTTCTTGACGGCCAGCGAATGGCCAGTTGGTACATCGGTCCTTGCCATGGCTTAGACCTCCTTTGTATGGCCCTCCTGAGCCGTGTTTGATGTACGGCCGTATGGCCGTCTTGCAACTGAAACAGGAAACCGGTTTTTATCAGCAGTGATCTCCAGCCGCGCACGACGGCCGCTCTTTTCGATCAGCCGCAGCGAAACCTCGCCGATGGCAAGGGTCATTCCCGGTTCCAGGTTGATGGTGAGCGCCATGTCAGGTCCCTGCCAGGTAGGCGTCACGCTGTGCCGGGGTCAGACGTTCCAGCGCAGCTTCGTATTCTTCTCCCTGGAGCGCGTCCAGCTTGGCCCAGGGATTGCCGCTGGTATCCTCCCCCTGTTCCTGAGGAATGGAACCCAGGGTCACAACATCGGGTTGAGACGCCGAAGGTCGGGGAGACGGCGCCGGCTGTGATTCGCGCGGCCTGAACAGCGGCCCGACCTGATCCACTGCCTTGGCGATGGCCTGAGCCATGGGAATGCCCTGGGCCAGGTAGCCGTTCCTGACCGCCACCACCATATCGACGGCCTGCTGATTGGCGATACTCTTGCCGGCTGCATCCTTGGCATCAAGATCGAGGAACGGGTATTCCTTGTGCGCCGCCGCTATTACGGCATCAACTGCGTTCCAGGCCATTATGTCAGCCTGGTTGGCCGAAACTACTTCATTGGCCACCTGGCGGCTGAGCTCGATTCGGGCGTTTTCGATCTCGGCGCCGATCTGCGCATAGGTACCAGTATCACCCTCGGTCAATGCCTCAGCCTGGCGCTTGTACGCATCCTGAAAGTCAAAGGCTGCGGGAGGATCAGCCGGAACGTCTGAAGCCGGTTCTTCCGTGCCTTTGCTCAGGGCAGTCAACTTCTCCATCAGCAGCCGGTTCTGCTCGATCAGCGCCGCAACCTCGGGCGCCAGCTCAGGGGTCCCGGCAGGCTCTTCGGCAACCGCCTCAGCTTCCTCAGCCGGCGCCTCGGGCACATTGGCTGCGTCCTCCTGATGCTCTCCGGCAATCTCCTTCAGGGCATCCAGGTCCTCACTCTCGTCAATCTCCAGGATGCCGTTCTGTTCCTCAGGTGACAGGCTCGCCCATTCCTCTTCCGTAAAACCTTCGGGGACACTCATGCGTCGTTACCTCCATGTTTGATGTTCAAGGATTTTTCCCCTCTCCGATATCCACCATTGCCTGGGCCTGGTCACGGCGCTGCTTGCTCTCCTCAAGCCGTTTTCTGGCCAGCTTCCTCACTTTTTCCATGCGGCCCGGATCTTTCTCGACCGCCTTCGCCCTGGTGACCGCCTCAAGATCTCGTTCGGCTTCCCACTCGTCTTCGCTCGGGCAGCACACTGATTTCCTCTTTGCCATCTCATCCTCCGATTCCATCGAGCCTTTGTGTCTCAATACCGGTCATCATCCCTTCGCCCGGGCCTTGGGGCTGTCCGGGAAACATCGGCGAGGTGTTTTCTCGTACGCTCAAGGCTGCCGCCGCCGGTGGCAGTGGTTGGGGAAAAATCGGCGCTTCATTTTGATCGCGAAAGCCTGCCGAAGCGGCGATACCGTCGGCAATCGGCACTACTCCCGGCACCGTCGCGGCAACCTGGGCGGTCTGGATCGCGCTGTACAAAGCCTCTACCGATTTGACCGTTGTGGTGACCCGTTTCTCCTCGGCCGTAGCCCGTTTCAGATCGATCTCGGCCTGTTGAGCGTCCTCCACCAGCTGCTGCTGACGCCATGCCTCATTCTGCTTGACGCGCTCAGCCTCCTGAATCGCAGGATCGTCGGTATCGGCAGCCGGATCGCGCTGGCCGTTCAGAGCCCTGATGCGTGCCACCATTTCCTCCCGGCCAGGGACGTCGGCCATATCAACAATCAGGTCGAGCAGATTCAGGGCCACCTCGGGTGGAAGCTTCTGCACCAGCTCCATCATGCTGTCGAACATGGCCTGGCGCATGGTCGCCCGGTAATCCTGTTGTGCGATCACGAAATCGGCCTGGGTCTCGGTGATCGGGTTCAGGAGGCCGTCCTCCTGCTGCCTGTTGATGTCGACGAACTCCAGACGCCCGCTGTTGCCGGCAACTCTGATCGTCTTCTCCTGGTCGTAGAACTGCTCAACCAAGGCCAGGCGGATCTCTCCGGAAATCTGGATCGCCAGGTAGTAGTTGTCGAAAACAGGTGCGGTGGAGGTCAGCCCCTGCACGTTGCGCGACTGGATCGCCCGTCCCGATTCGGCGTTGGTCGGCCGTCCCAGGCTGTCCTCGGGCACTCCGCCGATGTCCTGGATCATCTTGGCATCACGGTCCATCATCACCAGATGGTCCGCCGCTACCCCGCGTTCGGTCTCCAGCCGGACCTCGCTGTTCTTTTTTTTCCTGATAACGCCGTCGGGACGGTCGGCCTCTTCGCGCATTTCCTTCCAGTTTTCGGTGGCGTCGTCATCGGCGATGATCCGGTTGGTGGAGAGGATGTAGAGCGACTTGGAAGCACGCTTGTTCAGATCCTCCTGGGGATCCCGCAGGTTTCGCACCATGCCGTAGGGGGCACCGTCACGTCCCCGGCGATAACACCAGAGTGGCGTAAAGGGAAAACGGTTGTGCCAGTAGGGAGAAGGAGTGTTCTGAAGGAAGGTCTTGCCGCAGAAGATGCCGCACCACACCGTCTGCCGGATCGCGTCGAAGAGCGAGGCGTGCCCCTCTTGCACCAGCCAGGTGAGAAGCGGATCTTCACCGCGAAAAACGGCGCCGTTGCCCGGTCGCTTCGAGCGAACCACCTGGATCCGTTCGGTCTTGCGATACCAGCACTCCACCAGCCTGACTCGCTGGCGGATATTGCCGGTATCGTCAAAAACATCATCGCTGCCGGAGAGATCCACCGTGCCATCGGTCGGTATATGCAACGCACCCAGGTCGTCGTAAGTCAGGGGATACATGCGGTTGGTGTTGATAGCCTCACGTTCCAGATCTTCCCTGCGATCGGGAAACATGGCCTGGGCTACCTCCAGATCGACCCAGCGTGAACGAAACACGTAACGCCAGTCGGAGCCATCCAGTTCGACGCCCAGGTGGTCGTACCACATGTTTCGCCAATCCTCGTAGCGGTCGAAGAGCGGTTCGTCGCTCCCATCGCCGCGAATGCCGTGCTCCAGCCAGCCAAGCCCGACGATTACCTGATCGGCGAAGGCTCTTGACCTGTGATAGGGGAGCTTGTTGACATCGGAGAGGTACTTCAAAAGCTGGCTCTTGACCTCGGCCGATTGTGATTGCTCCTTGCGTCTGGGAAGAACAGTCTGATCAACCCTGGCCTGCCGCTCCGAACCCTGCACCCAATCAAGCGTCGGCTTGATCCGGTTGTAGACTAATGGCGCCTGCCCGCGATCCTGAAGGATCCGCTTGTCTTCGTCGTCCCACTGTTCACCGTCATAGAAGGCCTGGTCCCTGGCCATCTCAACCCGGTTGTCGCGCTGCGCCACCTGGGCCTGAAACCACCAGTCCTTCAGACGGTCCAGATCCCGCTGGTTTTCAGGCGTATCCAGAGGATGCTGCCGATACTCCACCTCCTCGTCGGTGAAGAGTTCCTGCATCGGCTCATGCGCTTTGATGGTGGTTATGTTCTGCATCCCGTGCGGCATTTTGGTTCCTGAAATGAAAAAGCCCGGAGCGGTCGAGAAGAGAAACGACTCTCTCGATCCGAACCGGGCCTTGGTTGCCGCCATGAGGCGGGCTAAGGTGCGCCGTCGTATGGTGCTGCCTGTCCTACTTGTGTACTTTGACTTCTTCGATCCTGCCGATGGTGCCGTCCGGCGAGAACTCCAGGACTACCCGTCCCGGCGCCGGCAGAATCCCCGCATTTTTCAGCAGAGCGGCCATCTGACGCTTCACTTCCTTCATATCCATGTGATCACCATAACGTCGTCAATTATTGTTGACAAAAAAATAAAGTCAAGCCCTATTTTCGATCGAAATATCCGAACTCCGCTTTTGTCCTTCGACCCAGACCTCAGCCTCTCCAACAACCGTGCGCTTGACCGGCGCAGGCGGCATCCTGACCAGCTCCTCCAGTCCATCCTGGATATACATCAGGAACCGGTGAATCATCTCCCGGGTGAGCTCGACTCCCAGGCACCGCATCATACCGGTCACCACCCGGAACGTCTCCGCTAACTGCTCTTGGGTCTTCTTGTGCGGCTCATCGTAGTGCCAGGCCGAGGAAAGCGCGATCATGGCTGACCGACCGAACTGTCCTTCCCTGAAAATGAACATGGCCGGCTCCTGTTCCTGCTCCGCGTTGGTCCAGTAGCTGCATACGCGGCGCAGATCCGACGGCAGATTGATTGCAATGGTAAACGACACGTTCCCCCTCCTTCTCCGGCGTAGGCGGACCTACGCAGTTCTCCAGTTTCTTGACGATTCATCCCGCCAGCCGCCCCTCGCTGTTCCCCTCTCATTCGCGGCGATACCGCAGGCCAGGGTGCGCATGCTGTCGGCCGGGTTGCTGGACCAGTTGTGCAGCGGATGGGAGGCGTACACTCCCAGCTTTTCGTTCCAGGCCTTGCGGTATTCATCCAGGGCAGCTATCAGGCGCTCGCAGCGCTCCTTGTCGATCCAGCAGGTGAGCAGGAAGGTACGCACCTCCTCGATGCCGTCCTCGATGTCCGCTGTTCGCTCAACCGTCACCAGGTTGCGCAGCCCCAGGTCGTAGAGTTTCTCCTCCCGGGTCACCTTGTCGTTCAGCGAGCGCACCTTGCTGTCGTGCGGAAGATAATGGCGGCCATAAACGTAGGGCTTCGCCTGCAGGTGCTTGACGTAATGGGTCAGCCCCTCGCCGTTCATCTCGTAGTAGTCGATGATCCGATTTTCGAGTCCAACCCGCTGGCGGAACACGATGCAGGTGGTGTCGTCCATTCCCAGGTCCCAAGCGGTATCCACCGGCAGCCGCGGTTCGTAGGGGACGACATTGATCCTGCTGGGCGTACGGGAGCGAAGCCAGGTCATCTGCACGTTGTAGTAGGCCCCCTGGATCGAGGCCAAAAACGCCTCGGCCGGAATGGAGGGGTACTCGCGGTACATGTCCTCGCCCTGGGTGCGCTTCTTGGACGCGTACCAGGCTTTCTGGGCGTCATCCAGCGTGATACCGTGCTTCGCTTCCAGCTCGTGGAAATAGTTCTGCAGGTCAGGGGATATGGAGAGCGGCGCATCGAGCTCCAGCCGGTTCTTCGGGTCCATGTGCCAGCCGAAAAAGTGCAGGCGGAACTCCATCTTGTTCGGCTTGATCCCCTCCAGCTGCCGCTTCTCAGCCTCCTGGCAGTAATCGTAAAAATATCCCGAGCGCCCCTCGGCGGTCGACTCGATGAAGATGTACTGCCCAACATGGACGGTGTTGATTGCCCCGGTGACAATCTCGCGGGCCTTTTCGGGAAACTTGGCGCAGACCTTCCCAAACTCGGAGATGTGCAGGTACTGGCAGGTTCCGGAACGGAGCGAGGCCCCCACCGAGATGCGCGAGTCGTTGTTGAACACCAGCTCCATGGAGGTGTCGGACAAAAGCCGGATCTCTTCACGCAGCTGGGACGGGAGATTCTTGTAGGCGTAGTAGATCTTCTGGTCGAAGAACTTCTTGGCGTCGCCCAGGTTGTGGGCCACGATGCCGGCCGATACGTTATCGTTGAACAGGCAGATGTCCAGAAACAGGATGCAGAAGAAAGTCGTCACGCCGTGCTGGCGTGACTTGAGGATCAGGTTCAGGTACCAGAGGTTCGACAGCAGGATGCTCTGGACCAGGTTCGGGACGAACTTGACCTTGCGTCCCTGTTCGTCCTGGATCCAGTACAGATTGCGCAGCCGCCAGTTGCGGTCGCTGAAGTGCTGCCTGATCCGCTGGTACTCAAGGCTGTCCATCACCCCTCCTGAACCAGATCCCGGGAATTACCCATGATCTCCCCCAGCAGGCCCTTCACGGTATGCTCGTGCTCGACCTTACCCGTCAGCTCCATCGCTTCCTTGTTCATCCCCAGCACGCGGGCCAGCTCCTGGGCCGAGGAGTGGCGGGTGGGAACTTTCAGCAGCGTGCGCACTCCATCCTTGGCGCTGACTTGCTCGATCTCGATCACCTCTCTCGCCTCCGGCGGCAGGTCATCCAGGCGCTTCACCCTGCCGGTATCCGGGTCCAGAAGCTCGAAGCGGTCCAGCAGCATCACCGAGCGGTGGTACTCGATCACCTTGTCCTGGAGCAGGGCGTGGCGGTTGCGACGCTCCTGCAGGATCTCCTCGATGCGGGCCTTGATGTCAGCATTGGTCAGCAATCTCGATGCATTGACCCGTGCCGTGCGCTCCGTGACGCCAGGGTATACCCGCAGGTACGCCTGTGTGCCGTTGCCGCAGGTGGCGATGTACTCCCAGCAGAACGCCTCATGCTTCGCCGACAGTTTGGGGGACACCGCATCGCAGCCCATAGTGGCCTGCATGCTGGGCAGAACCCCTTGGCCGGAAACGGATGTAGGCTGGCCGTCCAGCAGATCGACCGTTGCCGTGGTATGTTGAGCATCCTGTGCCATATCGCCTATCTAACAAGTAAACGACGACGTGTCAACAATTATTGACGACATGGTTTTCAAAGCACTTGACCGTTTCCGGTTGTGCGCGTACATTGAATAAATTTTATACAATAACATTAAACCTACCAAGAGAGGGACGTCCCCTCTCGGCCTCCATAATGGGTTTTCATGTTCACAGACTAAATGTTCAGTTTGGGATGTTGACCAGGGGGCCGGTCAATAACGAGTTGAGCCACAAACCGAGGAGATACCAATGAGTAGAGGAGTTATAGCTGCCTCAGCTATTATTAACATCCATGGCGAAGGGTTCACGATGGAGCGAGGGTTATCTCCTCAAGAAATAAGATATTACGCACTTTATTGGGACAAAGTGGTTATACCTGGTAGCAACTTGATTTACATTAGTTTGCCAGAAGAAGACGTTTTAATTGAAAGTGGCGTAGTAGAGCGGCCAAAAGTGGGTTTTCAGGGTTCATTTGGTGGTGCGGATTTGGGAAATTCTTTTGCTGTCGCACAGGCTGTTGTTGCGAAGAAACTTATGGAGGAAGATGCAGCAACTGATTGGGTGTTACACCAAATTGGCAATAAATTGAATATTCCGAAAGAGTTTGTTGAAGCAAAAAATTCATTACGTTTCGACTTGATTAATCTTCTGCCAGTCCCTGATGGAGTTACACCAATTGCCGATATATTGGAGTTCAAGCAAAGAAGATCAGTAGAACTAAATGCTCTCCATAATGCAATTGACACAGTCTACATTGAGGCATTGAAATGCCCCGATCAGAACTTAGGATCAAGCATTGCAATTCAAGAATTAAAAAACAGCATCGAAAACTTAGATGCCGTTTCAAATGAGAAATGGGGTCGGACAACTAAATTTGATTTCACAACTGAGTTTAATCTTGACGGTGGAAAAATAATTCAAGGAATAGCTAGTGGAGCTGCATTCGACTTTTTTACAAATGCTTTCACTTTACCCGTTGGCTCAATTGTCGGCGGCATAGTTTCCATGTTCAATTTTAAGGCAAGCTATAATTCGAGCTTTAAACCGGCAGCCAATAACTCTAAACTGGCATTTTTGTCACATGCCCATAAAGAGTGGATTATAAGGTAAAAGCGGAATTAATGAGGAAGGAATTCCTCCGGAGTGTCAACTGAGTGGGTCTTTGGGGACGCCCTCCGCATATTCAAATTTAAGAAAAAGGGACGCCCCAACTCTCATGTGGACTCGGTCGCGGCGAAAAATCTGCCGCGCCGGTCACACTCATAGCCGTTGTACAGAAAGGACGAGAAATGTCGAAAGTACCTTGCGTTTATTGCGGAACCGCAGAGTTCGAAGAAGGAGAGGGATCGAGAGAGCATGCGATTTTGTCCGCTTTGGGGGGAAGAAAAATATCCCGTAATATATGTTGCGTCACATGCAACAACAAATACGGAGAGGAAATTGATGAAATCTTCGCAACTGATCTTGTGGCAATTTCCAATTCTGCCGGGATAACAACAGGGAGAGACAAAGAAGCCCCTACGATCCGGAAAGCTGGGGCAATTGACGGTAGTGAAATAGACTTGGAGTCAGGCGGGAAGCCCGTATTTTCGAAGCCGAAAATACATAGGGAAAAACTAGAGAACGGCGACATTAGAATAAGCATTTCGGCACGATCTGAGGAAGAAGCTGTCAGGCTATTAACGCAAACACTGAAAGGGACCGGAAAATCTTTCGATGATTTCGAGGAATTCCCTGTCACAAAACAAAGATTATTTTCACCGACGCTCCAATTGTCAGCATCTATTGGAGGTCCAATACATTTCAGAGCGATTGCCAAGATGGCGCTGACGTACATGGCTACGAAAATATCTCCAACAAGATTAAGAAGTTCGCAATTCAAACCTATTATCGAGTTCATAACCGGAGTAATAACTGACATCGAATTTGTTTCACATGACTACGTAACCCCTTCTGATGGAGCGCCGTTTATTTCTGACATTGAGCATCGCAATTACATCTATGCTTCTTCAGAGGAAGGAATTGTCATTTCCTTATTAGCCCTACAACGATATTTAATCTATGCCGAGCATAGCCATCTTTTTCTTTCT